GGGCAGAACAGCACCGCTCCCTGACTCGATTGGACAAGGCGGCCGAAAGGCTCGGGGCTCCGTACCCTTCGCCGCCCCTTGTTTATGGCGGCACAGACGGCGGCGTGGGCTATTGACGCTGAACACCGGAAATGACCGAGCCGCGTAGCGGTCTGGTCCATTGCAGAGTTCGACGGGCCTCTTGAAAACCGGCACAACCTGGAGTTTTTATGACCCACGAGCAAGTGGCCCGAGTGGCCCAGCAATCCACCGCCGCGGCGACTGACGTTGCCGAGTTCATCACCGACCTGGACGGAGGGCAGTTCGAGCGGCTGCTGTCCATCGCCCTGAGCCAGACCGCGGCGGCCGTGGTGGACAACGGCAAGAAGGGCGAGGTCAAGGTCACCTTTCAGGTCGAGCGCATCCCTGGCACGCACCAGGTGCGCGTCGGCCACGTCCTGAAGTTCACCAAGCCGACCAGCATGGGTCGCTCGATGGAAGAGACCGACGGCGCGACCGTGCTCTACGTGGGCAAGTTCGGCGCACTCAGCCTGGCGCAGCCCGACCTGTTCGACAACGCCAAGCAGGCCCGCCTGACGGACTGACCGCCCGCGCGCAGCCTCACCAAGTCATCCACCCATCCACCCATTCTGAATCGAGCCACACATGTTCTCCGTCGAATCCATCCAACTGCTCCAGCAGGGCGCCGCGATCACCCAGGCCGCAGAATCCATCGCCGAGGCCATCACCAGCACGGCCAACACCGTCGCGCTGCCCAACGACTACCAGCTACATGATTTGGAGAAGCTGCTCCCGCAGCGCCGCCGCGCCAGAGGGACTATGTCCACCACGTCGCTTCCGTCGTTTGCCGAGTACGTGCTGGACCATGCCGAGGCAGGCGCCTCCGTGTTCGTGGATGCCATCCGCATGCAGGCCACTGCGGTGCTCAACCTGGGCGGCGCCGATGCGCCCGGCCACTGCGACAACCGCGCTGTTCTCACCGCCCAGGCAACCGCCGCCTACAAGGCCCTGCTCGCCATCGCCAACGGCATGCAGATCAAACAGGCGACCCTGGCCGAGTACCTGGAGGACTGGGGCCACATGGCCCGCTGCGAAACAGCAGACGGAACCGAGCTGGAAGTCCGCAAGGCCGCCGCCGGAGTGCGCTCCATCACCATCGAGGGACTGCGCCGCGTCGAGAGCGCCGAGCAGCAGCTGGGCGCAAGCCGCAGCGCATTTGAAGAAGTGAAGGCCGCCAAGCAGGACACGATCCCTGCCTTCATCACCATCACCTGCGATCCGTATCAGGGCCTGCAGCCCCGCAGCCTGCGCTGCCGCCTGGGCATCGTCACCAGCGCGGACAAACCCGCCCTCACGCTGCGCATTGCCAAGCACGAGGAGCACATGGAGGAAATGGGAGAGGAGCTGGCCCAACTGGTCCGCGGCGCGCTCACCGGCAGCTACGTGCCGGTGCTGGTGGGTAGCTACAGCCTGAATGGTTGATGCAGTGGAGTGAACGTGGAGTTCAGCGGCGTGCCCGTTGGACATTCGATTAACCATCCTGCTGGCGGCACGTCCGCTGCAACGCAGGGTTAGGCCACGCTGGTGGCGAAGCGAGGAAACGTGGGAACACTCTGGATCGTTTGGGCCGCCGTAGCGGTGCTGCTGCTGGTTCTGGCACTGCGGGCAGAACATGCGGTGTACCGGGTCATGTTTGGCCCGATAGCGTTTCGGTACTGGGTGAGCGTCGGCGGGCCGGTGCTTGCACTGTGGAGCCTGCTACGCGAATTTGGCGTGGCCTAACGTCGGAGTTCAGCCGCCGGTACTCCGGTCGGCTGGAACGACAGGTTAGGTTTCGTGGTGGAGAAACTTTACAATTGTGCCGTACAAATAATGCTTGACGCGCCGCTCTTCTTGCCGTACATTAATTACATGGGCAGCGCGGTGCTACCCAGCAACCAGGAGATCAAAGATGAGCGCAAACCTGCAATCCGCATACGAAGCCGCTGTTGAAAAGTTCGGCAAGGAAGCCGCCGACCGGGCCGCCTCCGCCAGCATCGAGGTATTCAACACCAACGCACTGGCAGGCGCCTCGAACGAAGAATGCGAAGCCGAGCAACTCGCAGCATTTGAGGCCGCACTGCAATGAGCACAGCCCCGAGCAAAAGCGCCGGGGGCGCCCGGTTTTGCCGCCCGAACAGCGGCAGACCGAGCGCGTCGAGATGCGCTGCACGAAAGCCCAGCGCGAGAAACTGGACCGGCTGGGCGGCGTGCAGTGGCTGCGGGACCGGATCGACAAGGCGAAAGAAACCTAACACCCAGATCAACGCCGCCGAAGGCGTGCGGTGAATCGACCAGTTGAGGGAACGATGAACAGAGCAGAACGCAGGGCCCACGAGAAAGCATCCAGACGGGTGCAGGTGTCTACGCACTGGCGGCGGACGGTGATGGCTACGGCGGCCGAAGCATGGCGCAGTGAGCGCGCACGGATCGACGCCACGACCATCGATGAATCACAGCAGCGCGACCTGGCGACGTTCGCATGGGCGACGCTGGACGCGCTGCCGCACGGGCAGGCCACCGAGATCGACTTGGACAACCTGGCGGTCATGGTCAACATCTCCAGGCTGCTGGCCGAGCGCGGCTATGGGGCTGAGGGCCTGGAGGCGATCACGGAAGGGCAGATGGCGGTCTTGGCCATCAAGCAGCGATTCGAGCGCCTGGGGCATGCAGTCGCAACAGGCCTGGAGCTCCAGTCGCTTCGGCTGGCCATTGACATCCACGAGCAGCAGCTCGCCATGCAGCCGACCACCAGGGAAATGCGGGAGGTGATCGCCGACATGCGCGCAGCGGTGCGGGATGGGCGCGTGATGACCAGCGAAGGTGACACATGAGGAAGCTGCAGCGGTTCGCGGCCGCAGAGCAGCGTGTTGACTGGTGGCGTGTGATCACCGACCTGGAGCGGGCGCAGTGGAGCCATGAGCGGCTTGCGGCCGAGTGCCTGCGTTCCAAGGGCTGGGTGGACGGCGTGAAGAATGGGCAGTCGGAGCCACGGTTTCACGATGGGCTGATCCTGCTCAAGATTTGGTCCGACGTGACCGGCAAATGCCGCCTTGAGTACCCGGCCGAGGGCAAGCGGCAGCCGGTCGGGATCGCGGCCGGCTGAGTGCGCACACTGCGGGCGCCCTACAACCCGCAGGAGTCCACCGCATGGCCGGTCCCCGCAATCTGTCCATCCGCACGCCCGGTGTCGCTCTTGACCTGGGCGATGATGTCGCCACCCGTGAGCCCGAGGCCGATCAGATCGAGCCGGTGCCGGCCGCTGCGGCTGGCCATCTGCCGCCCGATCTGGCTGCCATCGTCGCTGCCGAGGTGGCCAAAGCCCTGCGCGCCCAGGCCCAGGCCACGCGACCGCTGACCGAGGCCGAGCTGCCAGATCAGTCTGAGATCGACCCCGGCAAGATCACGCGGCCGATGCTGAGTAAACAGGGCTACGTTGTACCGAACGGCTACGGCATGCCCGCCGCTGAGGCCGCGCGCGCGGTGCGCTGATGTGCACGGGCCTGGAGATCGCGGCAATCGCAGGCACTGCCTTGAGCGCCCACAGCGCCATTGAGGCGAGCAACGCGCGCAGTGATGCCAAAGCCGAGCGCAACAAGCTCGCCGCTGAAGCCAAGCGGGCCCAGGCCGAGGCAGCGCAGGGCGCGTCAGCCCAGATCGCCATGCGCAAGCGGGCGATGGCTGCTCAGAGCCTGTACGGCAACCAGGCGACCGGCGGGGCATCCTCCGGCCGCACTACCCTGGGGGTGTGATGGCTGATCTGGTGCAGGCATGCAGGAAGCGGCTGGAGTCGCTCAAGGCCGACCGCCAGCCGCATGAATCGGTCTGGCGCGACTGCGCGGATTACACGTTCCCGGCGCTCGCGCATGGCCTACAGACGACGGTGATCGATGCGACCGACGCCCAGCGGCGTCAGGTGCAGATCTATGACCCGACCGCGGGCGACTCGGTCAACACCGGCGCGGCGTCGATCATGGGCGCGATGGTGCCCAGCAACGCGCAGTGGTACGACTACGACGTGGGGTCGGAAACCGAGGATGAGCGGCGCTGGCTGGACGGCGCGGCACGATTCGGCTGGGAGAACATCCACAGCGCCAACTTCGACGCCGAGGCCATGGACTGCGTCGTCAGCGCGCTGGTGCAGGGCTGGTTCGTGCTGTACTGCGACGAGCACCAGGATGAGGGCGGGCTGTACTTCGAGGCATGGCCGGTCGGTGAGTGTTGGGTTGCCGCATCACGTGCCGGCGGCCGGATTGACACGGTCTATCGCGAGCGCGATCTGACCGTGGGCCAGGTGGTCGCAGAGTACGGTCTGGACTCCGTGTCAGAGGGTGTGCGCCGAAAGCATGAAGACGGCAAACTCGACGAGAAGGTGCGCACCGTCCACGTCATCGAGCCCCGGGCCATCCACGCAGTCGGCGCCAGCATGGCGCGCAATCTGCCGTGGGCCTCGGTCCACTACGAATCCGCGACAAACACCCTGCTGCGCGAGTCCGGGTACCACGAGTTCCCGTGCATGGCGCCACGCTGGCGCCGGCTGCCGGGCAGTACCTACGCCACCGGGCCAGTGGCCGATGCGCTGCCGACCGTCAAGGCCCTCAACGAGGCCATGCGGCTGACGCTGCTGGGCGCCGAAACCGCGATCTGCCCGCCCCTCAAGGTTGTTGACGATGGCGTCATCAACGCCCGCAACATGCGAGTTGGGCCGCGCAAGATCCTGACGTGCGCCAGCGTGGACAGCATCGAACCGCTGATGACCGGCGCGAAAGTTGAGATCGGCTTCGCCACACTGGAGCAGCTGCAGGGCCAGGTCAAAAAAATCCTGCTGGCCGACCAGTTGCCGCCGGCTGACGGGCCGGTGAAGACCGCCTACGAATGGAGCGTGCGCGTGGACCAGATGCGCAAGATCCTCGGGCCGCTGTTCGCGCGCTTTCAGGCCGAGTTCCTTCAGGGCCTCGTTGAGCGCGTCTTCGGCCTGACGTGGCGAGCCAACGAGCGCAGCGGGTTCCAGCTGCTGGGCAGGCCGCCGCAGTCGCTGGCCGGGCGGAACTTCAGCGTGCGCTATCTGTCGCCGCTGGCGCGTGCGCAGCG